ATATAGTTTGGTAAGAGGTCAAAAAGTTGCTTACACCGCTGAACAAGAAGCCGCTAGGGATGCTGAAGAAGCGGCGTGGGCGGCTGGGCAAGCAGACCGTGATTTAGAAGAATTGCGTGAAGAACGAAACAGATTGTTAGTAGAAACAGATTACTTTGGTTTTTCTGATGTAACCATGACAGATGCTATGTCTACTTACCGTCAAGCCTTGCGTGATATCACCAATACATATAGCAACCTAGATGATGTAGTTTGGCCGGAGAAACCATAATGGCATACATAGGCAAATCCCCAACAGGAACTGGCGTAAGGTCACGCTATTATTACACAGCTACTGGCGGTGAGACATCACTGTCTGGTGCAGATGATAATAGCAACACGCTAGTATACAGCGATGGTAACTATGTAGATGTATCACTGAACGGCATAGCCTTGGTTGCTGGCACTGACTACAACACCAGCACAGCTAACACTATCGGTGGCCTATCTGCTCTATCCGCAAGCGACATTGTTGAGGTTGTTGTTTATGACATTTTTACTGTAGCTGACACTGTATCTGCCAAGGATGGCGGTACGTTTAGTGGGCCTGTCACATTTAATGGACAAACTACATTTTCTGGTGATGTGGCGGGTGCAGTCCAAGAGTATTTTCGTGTAGACCTTACGTCATCCCAAACTAATATAGCAGATTCAGCAGAAGCCACCGTAGATTTTAATACTAACGGTGCTATTGCTCACGACACTAAATCTAAGTGGGACGCATCAAACAATGCGTATGAATTTGATAGCAATGGTGGGGTTTATCTTATTAGCTTTGGTTGTTGTATATGCTCAGATTCTGTTGGAACAGAAATTTTGCAGGATACTGGCGCACAGATAGAGGTTGCAACGGATGGGTCAACATACGCTGGAATGTTTGGTGCTTATTATAGACCACAAATTGAAGTCACAAATCAAGGTCAAGGTAGCGTTCATCTAGCAGGAACATATATTTACAAAACAACTACTGCCACAACCAAAATTAGACTTAGGACTGTAGCAGATACACACTCAGGAGCTACCTATGAAATAAGAGTAGGAAAAGAAAATATGCAAAGCCTTAGTTTTACAGCTACAAACGGCAGAGGCACATATCTGAATGTTGCGAGGATAGCATAATGAGCAGAGCCAGAGACTTAGCAGATTTGGGTGGTAGCGCAGATGCGGGTGGCCTTACAGGTCGCAACCTCATCATCAATGGGGCGATGACCGTGGCACAGCGGGGTACGTCTTTCACTGGCTTTGGTGCGGCTGTCAATTACGGCATCGATAGGTTTGCTAATTACCACAGTTCGGATGGTGCGTTTACAATCAGCCAAGAAACATCAGTCGTGCCAGATGACTTTACTCACGCATTGAAGATACAGACAACAACGGCTGATTCCTCAATAGCGGCGGGTCAAAGGTTGATTCTTGTCACACGTTGTGAAGGCAATGTTGTTTCTCACCTGAATTGGGGAACCTCTGCCGCAAAGACTGTCACGCTTTCATTTTACGTCCGTAGTTCAATTACTGGTACACATGGCGGCGCATTTGGTAATGGCTCAGACGATAGGAACTATCCGTTTACCTACACAATCAACAGTGCTGATACTTGGGAACGCAAGACAATTACTGTAGCTGGTGACACATCTGGAACGTGGGCGACAGGTACAGGTCGTAGCCTTCAGGTTGTATGGGGTTTGGGTGTAGGCTCAACCTATAGCGGCACGGCAGGGGCTTGGGCTTCAGGCGATATTAACTCTGCTACTGGCGCAACAACAAGTGTGCTTGGAACACTCAACGCAACATGGTACTTGACTGGCGTCCAGCTTGAGGTCGGCGAGACAGCCACGCCATTTGAACACGAGGACTATGGTACTACGCTTGCAAAGTGTCAGCGGTATTTCTTTACGTTTCCTAACGCAAACTATAATATTCATGCCCAAGTTTATAACGCCACTTTATCTATAGCGCATTTTGAATTTCCTGTAACTATGAGGACGTTACCAACAATGTCCATTACAGACGGACAGGGAACATCAACTTCAACAGGCATATCTCCTGAAGGTTTTCATCATGTTTTTAACGACCAATACTCTAATTTTATTAGTAACTTTACAGCAAGTGCGGAGTTGTAAATGAACATTACAAACGCAAAATACTATAACGATTTAAGTGGTGAAAACCAAATTGGCATTTATGCAACTGTTGACGGTATCAAAATGGCAGTGCCACTTGACCCAGCAAACACAGACTACGCCGAAATTATGTGCCAAGTAGAAGCTGGCACCCTAACCATAGCGGATGCTGACTGATGTCAAAGCCAACCCTGCAATCAATTCATGTTGAATTAGAAAAGCATATGGCTGTGTCTGATGAGCGTTGGACAGAAACTATACTGCGTATCAAACGCATTGAGCATATCATGATTGGCTCTGCCGGGACTATGATTGTTCTTTTACTAGGTGTAATCTTGCGGGGATAAAATGGTTGTCGCTGAAGTGCTGACAGGCATAGCCCTAGTACAGCAGTCCGTCAAATTCATAAAAGAAAACATCAGTACCGCAAAAGACATTGGCGATATTGCTAGTCAAATTGACGATCTATTTACTGGTGAAAAGCAAGTCCAACAAGCACGAAACAAAAAATCTAGATCAAGTTTAGGCGATCAGTTTGGTGTTGATACTGTAGCTAAAGAAATTATAGATGCAAAACTTGCGGCTGAAAAAATGCAAGAGGTTGCTACTATGGTTGACATGCGCTTTGGTCATGGCACATGGTCAAGCATATTAGTTGAACGTGCAAAGCGTATTCAACAAGCTAAAGAAGCTAAAGCGGCTGAACTCAAAAAACGTAAGCAAGAACAGGAAGACTTGTTTGACATGCTCAAACTAGCCGCTTCTGTTATTGGCGTTATTATTGTAGCTGTTGGTGCTTTTGTTATGCTTATGGTTACAACAGCAAAAGGTATCATGCGATGACTGACTGGTGGAAACGATACATACAGTTTAATCTAACAGCCAAGCTGACAATGCTTGCATCTGTTGCTATGTCATGGCGTTGTGCTGAATGGTTTATGAATCTTGAAGCACCAACTACACAGCAGTCTGCATTTGTATCTGTAATCATGGGCGTCATGACAGGTGTATATGGAATCTATCTTGGTAAAGAAGCGAGGACACCGAAAGAATGATACAGGCTTTAATCGCCCCTATAGCGTCACTGGCTGGCTCTTGGATGGAGTCGAAGGTAGAAGCTACCAAGGCCAAGGGTAAGGTGGCTCAGGCGAAGGCTGAGGCCGAAGCAGAGTTGATGAAGCATGAAGCTGGCTGGGAAAAGGTCATGGCTCAGGCTTCAGATAATAGTTGGAAGGATGAAGCGTGGACGATATTGTTCATAATCATTATAGGTATGTGCTTCGTGCCGCCGCTTCAGCCTTATGTAAGGGAAGGCTTTGCGGCTCTCGAAGCTACACCAGAATGGTTTCAGTATGCGGTTTATGCCAGCATAGCGGCTAGCTTTGGGTTGCGTAGTCTGAAAGGTATTAAGAAATGAAACTGTCAAAGAATTTTTCTTTAGCTGAAATGGTTAAAAGCCAGACCGCTGAACGTAAAGGCATACCTAATGAGCCTACTGATGAGCATGTGTATGCTATGACACTGCTTGCAGAAAATATATTGCAACCAATAAGGGATGCATTTGGTTCGTTCATTGTGTCTTCTGGATACAGATCGCCTGAGTTGTGTGTAGCTATTGGCAGTAACATACATAGCCAGCATGCTAAGGGTGAGGCCGCTGACTTTGAAGTTGCTGGTATGGATAATTATGATCTGGCTTTGTGGATAGAACAGAACCTAGAGTTCGATCAGTTGATTCTTGAGTGTTATACTGGTGGCAATACTGGCTGGATTCATTGCAGTTATGTGCCGGAAGGAAACAGAAAAGAAACTCTGACATATGATAAGGCTAATGGTTATAGGCATGGCCTTATAAAGTGAGGGTCAGCAAACTGGGAGGAATACTGACCCTCTGCGACTGGTCAAAGGAGAACTAAAGTCCAGCCGCTTGTTTGTTAAAATGGTATATCATCACCATCAATTACTTGGCTAGTAGCTTGTGGCTGTGGGGCAGAACTATTCTGCTTTTGCGTTATCTGGAATGACATATATTTTTTGTCATCCTTTTGCTTACGCCAGCCAGCAATGCGTAGGTTTATACCCATGTCGAATGGCCCACTGTAATCTGGCGCGCCTTCTTTCTGTGTATCTTTCTGATCGTTCTCAAACAGAACACCTACCTTGCGGTATACTTCCAGACGCTTAGAGCCATCCTTAGACTCTGCTGTAATAATGGCAATGTTCTCCTCATCACCATTAACGTCTAGCTTGCCTTGCAAAATAAACTTCTGCTCTGGGTACGGTGTGAATGCCGCACCTTGGTTTGTGTTATCGCGTTCCATTTATACCTCCATTGTGTAGTAGGAAATTAGCTTACGATTTCTGCGTTTAGTAATACGATCAATTTTATGACCTACCATTCTTGCATCTCGCAAATATGTTCTAACTGATGACTCTTTGAGATTCATTTTCAAAGCAATCTGATTGATGGTGTATGGTCTTTCAGACAAAACATTCACCAACCTATCTATTGTTCCTACTGTAGTTTTTATGTTTTTGTATTTAATGATAGATTTAGTTCTGCGTTTGTATGCTTGATCTACTTCAGACATAAACTGTTTCTTGAATGATTCGTCAATGCTTTGTGGCTTGTCGTTGAGTATCCATAAGATACGCTCAAGTTTACGATTGATATCTACAATATCATTTTTTAGTTCTTTGATTCCAAACATTACCAGTCTCCTTTATCTGATGATTTGTTTGATTTGCTGTCAGCACTGTACTTGTTGCCATCCATAGCACCCAAGAACACATCGGCATTGAAGCCAAGGTGTGACAATGCTTTGGTTAAGCCATCAGTGATAGCCATCTTTGGCGCGTCTTCACTCATGCGACCCTTGGCTGAGTCGTAGAATTTACGACAGCCTGAGAATGGGCCATAGATATTGTCGCGTGATACAGTCCAGATGCTTACATCTGCAACGACTGCTGTGTCACCATTCGCTAGGTTGACAAAGCGTGTTTCGTTGAGCCAGCCCCAGCCCTGACCCACTGGCCCAAACTGTTCTGTAGCTGATCTGACTTGGTACTGTGGATCAATAGCTGTGAATGATCTGGCACCAAACGATACTTTCTTTAGATATGTTGGATTGGAATCTTGTACTGCATTCCATAGCTTCATGTTATCTGACATGTCAGTTCTCCTTTACTGTGATGCGTAATGCTCCGCGCTTGTCGCGCTTGATGGTGAGAAGATCACAGTATACTTCTCGCTCATCATCTCCAACCATAGCTTTGAGGTCAGCTTTGGCTGACTCAAACAGCTTGGCATTTGTTTCTGTTTCAATGTAGTCATGGCATCGTGAGATAAACTCGTTGTCACTAGATGCATCTCGCTTGACCATGCCATCGACTTTGATCTTGTCTATAGATACAGGCGGCACTGCATTGCTAGCTGGCTCTTGGTCTTGTAATACACACTTCCAGAACTCGACTAAGTGTACCTTCATCTGGTCAATGTACTTCCAATCTTTTTGTACATAGACTGATTCCCAGCGGCGGTTGCCAAAGAATACTGATAGGTAACAGCCCTTGGCTTGATGCACCCACATGTAAAACTGCATCTGTGGCATGTACATCTTGAGGCAGTTCTCCATTGAGTTGCCTTCGTATGTATGCTTGCATTCAATGATCTCGTCTTGATAGACTCTATCAACCAAGACAAAGCCATCAACTGTACCTTTGAGTGGAACACCTTCCCAGTTCATCTTTGCTGTGGGGCCAAGTGTTTTAGCTCCATACACTTCTTGTTGCTCATGGTCAGATCTGTGACCAGACACAATAGTTTCTGAATGCTCACTTGTATGTTGTTTGGCAAACCATTTTCTGTTGAAGTGTTCTGTCTGTACGCCCATTTGTACTGGCAGTACATCAGATAGATCGTCAGGCATTACTCTGCCTGTCTTCTCTTGCCATAGTGACAGCCAGTCACCTTCCATGATGCGGCGCATATCGCTACCGCCGATAAAACCTTTGCGTTCCATATCGTTCTCCTTTGTTGCAAAGTACTGCATATATGCAGTTAGGTCAACAGCTTTCTCCTCTGTTGTTCTATTGCGCGAAGCAGTAGCTTGCGCTTGTGTAATCTCCAGTCAATGTGTTTGTAGAACTCAGCATATGCCGGCCAGAATGTAGCAGTCTTGGATACTTCTTTAATTGCATGCACAACAATATCTGCTGGGTACTCTGTGAGTTGCATAGCTATTGCATTCATACGAAATGTATAATCTTCAACCGACTCGCCTGCTGGCTTTACTACCAGCGCGGCCAGCAGAGCGAGTTGGTTGGTAATTTCATCTACAGATAGTGAGGCCATAGAAGCGCGTACAGCGCGTTCAGCTTTGTCACACTGCTCTAGAGTATCCAGTTGTATCTGAAAGCCCTGTGTGGTGAACACAGCCTCAGTATCAGTGAATCTAGTTTTGGTTTGCTCGACCACTGTTGAGTTGCTGATGGATTCCAGCGAAGAAACTAGGCGCTTGTCTGCTTCTGCTGGATTGTCTATTTCCAGTAGCCTTGCCACTGCCGCTTGACGCATCTCTGTACTTAATGCTGTTTCGGCACCAGAGTCGGTATGCTTTTCTGACATCTGCGAAGACATTGCCTTTTGATTGATGGTGGTCACAGAACCTAGATGCTTCATGCTCATGGTCGATGTTCTCCTTTAGTATGCTGTCGATAGACTGACGCAGATCATCATCAGGATACCAATTGTCTGGCACCTGATTGCGCTTCTTTTTAGATTGACTGGTTACTGATAGTTTAGGGTTGCACTCTGCACCAGTACTGTTGCACTCTGCACCAGTCGGAAAGATTGTGTACAGTGTAGATCGTCTGCTGTTGCCACGCTCTCTGCTAATCCAGCCTTGTTCTTCTAGCCAGTTTAGTTTGCGTGTAACTGTAGACTTGTTCATGCATGCGCGTGTAGCTAGTCGATCAAGACTAGGCCAGCATTCATGTGTGTATTCATTGGCGTGGTCAGCTAAGATTACCATTAGCCATTTGGCATGGCAGTCTGGTATGTCAGCTTGTATCGCTTTCGCCATCAGTGTGAAAGCCATTGTTGTTCTCCTTTAGTAATGGCGCAATCTTTGATTCAAACACATCGCCATCAAAAATTACAAGAGTCTTTGGTGTTCCTGTTTTACGTTTATAAAACAAAACATCTCGTACAACATTGAAAGGATTGGGAAAATTAGACTTGTCTCTGTACTTTACTTCGACTACCAGTCTGTGTCTTCCGAGTTCCCAGATGATGTCTCCGCTATACTCGCCTCCCAAGCTACCGCTGAGGGGCTGGCGTTTTGCTTGGAAGCCGAGCGTTTGTAACCAGTTGACGAACCACCTTTCGTGGTAGTTTCCTTTATTGCGGTTTTTGTTTGCCATGTTCCATCCGTATAGCAGTCAATACATATTAGATAGTGAGTTACCTCTGGTTCTATAGTTGCAAGTGGCATGACAAAATATTCTGTAAATACACCACATGTATCGCATGGGTATTCTCTACCGCCGCTGTGTATTTTTTTTCTTGTGGACTTTGATCTGTAAGCCAAGTGCATCTAACCAGCATGTGAACAAGAACCCGCTGGGTACTCGTTTGTACTGTTCCCATTTGTGAATTAAAGATTTAGCGCAACCAATTTTATGGGCCAACGCTTCTTGTGACATGCCCTGCTTTTCTCTGTGCATGACAAGTTCATTAATTACAGACTCGTAACTATCAGTTACTTCGGTCTGTTCTTTGAAGTGTTGAAAGTTCACCAATAGCTTTGAAGACCTTGGTTGCAGTTGAGTATCGCAAGTCAACACCATTCTTTGCACGATAGAATGTTGACGTTGGAATGCCAGCGTGAGTGAATGCATCAATCAATCTCACGCTGGCTCTCTGGGATTCACTAGATAAAACATCAATGTAACTAAGCATGATGCATGATTATGCATTCATGCAGTAAGTGTCAACGATTTATTTTTTCTAGTGTGTATTCAGCCCAACGTTTTTCACCATCGCTTTTGAGGTCTGTGCGAATAATATGCCCCTCATCTCGTAAGTCACGGATGCGTGAAGCCAAACGCATGCACCCAAATTTATCAAGCGCTTCAAGCTGTGTGATAGTTTTACCTGCGTACATGTAGTTTAAAATTGCAAGTTTTTGATTAGCTAATCTCATTCTGTTATTCCTCTCCATTTGTTGCGGATGCATTCCATGCAAGCCCCATTAGATACAAGACGTTCAGCAAAATGCCCTTTAAAGCAGGCTTCGCCTGTGAAATAGAAGCGTAATCCTTTGTGTCTTGCACGTTCTCTGGTAATGCGGCGACCATTCCAATGGTCGATGCTTACAAGTTCTAATGCTTTGTGTAGTTCATTCCATGTAGGTACACTCATTGGACTTCCTCAATCATAAGTTTGCCACCAGTCACTTGCCATTCATCCATGTCGTGTGCTGTATCGACAGCATCTTCACGACTTTTGGCATAAACAACTTGGTAAACTGTGTATTGTGAAAACCATTCAAGTGCTTCAGAGCTACAGTCTATGCATTGCTCATGCTCTTTGAACATTCTGGTATTGCAATGCATACACTGTAGGTATTCTGTAGTTGAACGAAAGCCTTTGATCTCAGTACGGAATTGCATCGTCCAAATCCTCCGGTGGGTGTGCGACTTCCCATGCCGCCACTGCGCGTGAAATAAATTTATCTCTGTTAAACTTTGGGTTTGTATCTGCAAGTTTATCAGCCATCTGGTGGATGTATGTAGGCCACGGTAGAAGTGGCGCTACATGATCCGCAAGATATTCAAAGTGTCGTTGTTGCATTAACGTTGCCATTACTTTACCTCTCTTAATTGCATTTCTTTGATCTCGTTTCTGTCTCGTGCAACTACTTCTTCGTATGTGCCAACAACTCTTTGCAATGCAAACTGTGCAGAGCTGATGTCATACTTGAAGTTAGAGTTTTCTGATTCAGCACGATCCATCAACTGGTTGATAAGATTCAATGCAACTTTAGCTTGAACGTATAGTGAGTAATTGTCTGACATATTGTTCTCCTGATTAAGTGATGATGAGGATGACTGCCCCTCACCCAAGCGGGGGCAGTTATCCGAATCAGTTAAGCTACTTGCCATGCGTTAGACTTGAATGCTTTGGTCAATGCATTCTCGCGCAAACGCTGGGTGTTGGCAGGTGATTTGTTGGCATCTGTATGCGTTGCCCAGTAGGTGCAAGCGTTGTACAAAGCCCACTTGTTAGAGCCAAGAGATTGTTTCTCTTTGCCCCAGATACCCATAAGGTTGTCAAGCTGACGCTCGTTGACCTTGGGTTTACTTGTATTTGTTTTGACATTGCAAAGTGTAGCTGAGAAGAATGCTTCAGCTATTGCATTGCTGACATGGATTGACATCCACTCTTTGTACATAGCTGGTGTATCTAGAAACGATTGAAGACCAGCGTGTATCTTAGCGGCAGAGCCTTCGACATTGACATTGCTTGTATGCTTTGCCCATGTGTTAGCTACTGTGTCTGCTGTTGTGCAACCATTGAGACACCAAAGACGAATGC